AAAAGATAGACCATTCACTTACATTATTAAGCAGTCAACTGCTTATGAATTATATTTTTTTACTTATAACAATGGCACAGCAGAAAATGATTGTTTAGGAAACACATCTTTTGAAATAAAAATATACTAATGTCAACTATACAAACAGAAACAAACATCAAAGTGAATGTTGACACCAAGTCAGCATCCAAAGAAGTTGAGAATCTTACCAGTCAGATAAATGACTTGAAGAAGTCTTATGAAGAAGCAACTGAAGGAAGTGAAGAGCAAACTGATGCATTGAAGAAACTGACCAAAGCAGAAAAGGACTTGGAGAAGGAACAAAACAAGTTGAACAAAAGTGTGGATGAGAATGCCAAAGCAACAAAAGAATCAAAGAAGTCAAGTGGTTCATTCCTTGATACATTAAAAGCATTTAGTGTAGTTGGTGCAATCACAACTGCATTTGGATTCTTGAAGGATTCTTTGATGAAGAATCAAAAAGTTGCTGATGCAGTAGGTGCAGTCTTTGCAACCATTGATTCTGTCATGAATGCATTGGTTGAAGTCATCACAAATGTGATTGATAAAGTATCAAAGTCATCCAATGGTTTTTCTGCATTGGGCAAAGTAATTAGTGGACTTTTGACCATAGCATTGACACCATTGAAATTGGCATTTGGTGGGATTTCATTATTCATTCAAGAAGCACAATTGGCATGGGAACAATCATTCTTTGGGGATGACAATCCAGAAACCATAAAGAAGTTAAATGAAAAGATTGCAGAAACCAAGAAAGGATTGAGTGAGACTGCAACTGAAGCCATCGGGGCTGGGAAGGATATTGTGAACAATTTTGGTGAAGCAGTCACTTCAGTTGGTGATGTCATATCTGGAGTGGTTGAAGGTGCATCCAAGATAAATGTCAAGTCATTGTATGAGAATGCAAAGGCAACAACTGCATTGAAAAATTCAGCAGAAATTGCATCTGCACAATTGCAAGGTGTAGTGGAAGAATATGATAGACAAGCAGAAAAGTTGAGACAGATTAGGGATGATGATTCACTATCAATTGAAGATAGAATCAAGGCAAATGAAGACTTGGGAAAGGTATTGAAGAACCAAGAATCAGCAATGCTTGGACTTGCAAACCAGAAGATTGCATCAGCAAAAGCAGAACTATCTGCAAATTCTTCATCAATAGAACTTCAGAAGAAAGTCATTGAAGCAGAAAATGAAAGGAAGGGAATCCTTGCACAAATTACTGGATTGCAATCAGAACAGAAAGCAAATGCAACTGCATTGAATAAGGAATTGATTGCCATGAACAAGGCATTGTCAGATAGTGAACACCAGTTGATGGTTGATAGACAGACTGCCAATGCTGAACTGATGAAGAATGAACTTGCAAAGAATGCTGAACTTCAGAGATTAAGAGATGTGGAAAGGGTTAATGAATTGGCAAGATTACAAGAAGGAATTGATGCAACCAAAGAAGGAACACAAGCAAGGGTGGATGCACAAATTGCATACAATGCAAAGAAGCAAGAATTGGATATTGCAGATGCAAAGTCAAAAGAAGAAAGAGATGCCATAATCAAACAAAGGGAAACAGATACTGCAAAACAAAAGAGTGACAATCTTGTGTCACAACATGCATTAGAAAAACAGATGATTGATGCAGACTTGTTGAATGCCTATGACAAGTCAGCAAAGTTGATTGAGATTGCAAGAACTGAAACTGCTGAACAACTAATTGAATTGCAAAAACAAAGAGATGCAGAGATTGCAGATGCTGAAGCAAAGGGATTGTCAACAACTGATATTAAGCAGAAGTATGCAATCAAGGCACAAACAATTAATAATGCATTGGCAAAGTCAGAGAAAGATTTGGCAAAGGCAAGGGTTAAAGCAAATCAAGATGCTGCTATTGCAATTGCTGATTCACTAAATGGTTTAGCACAATTGTTTGGGGAAAATACTGCATTGGGCAAAGCAATGGCAGTTGCATCAACAACCATATCAACCATTGTATCTGCACAAAAAGCATACCAATCTGCACAAGAATTACCATTTGGAATTGGTGCAATAATTGGACCAATAAATGCTGGACTTGCAATTGCATCTGGTATTAAGAGTGTGAAGAATATTCTTGCAGTAAAGATTCCCAATACTGGTGGTGGTGGTTCTGGTTCTGCTGGTTCATCAATGCCGAATGTATCAATCCCATCTGCACCACCATTGCCACCAACAATGGGAAGTACTATGATAAATCAAGACCAAGTGAATGCCATGGGGAATTCAACTGCAAGGGCATACGTTGTGGAATCAGATGTGACTGGAAGTCAAGAAAGAATTGAAAGATTAAACAGAGCAAGTAAAATAAATTAAAATATACATTATGACTTTACCTATTTACGAATTGAGAATATCAGAGAACTTGGATGATGAATCACAAGTGTCAGCAATAGCATTGGTTGATGAACCAGCAATAAAAAGAACATTCCACATCTTCAAAGATGAATTCATCAATCCATCCAAAGGAGAACATGAAAAGGACTTCATTGAAAGATGCATTAAGTATGTGATTAATGAAGGGAAGGATTCAGAACAAGCAGTTGCCATCTGCAATTCTATGTGGAAAGAACACTTTGTTGAAGAATCCTATACAGACTATCCAAAGGAAGCAAGTGAGAATGCAAAGACTGCATTGAGATGGGCAGAAAAGAATGGATGGGGTGATTGTGGTGAAGCAACTGGAAAAAAAAGAGCAAACATGTTGGCAAATAATGAACCATTAACGAGAGACACAATTGCAAGGATGGCATCATTTGCAAGACATAGACAAAATTCACAAAGGGAATTGGGTGATGGTTGTGGAAGACTTATGTGGTTGGCATGGGGTGGTGATGCTGGTGTTGAATGGGCATCAAGAAAATTGAAAGAGATTGATGGTGATAAGTTTTCTACACATCAGAAATTCAAGATAGTGAATGAAGATGAACGTATTGTCACTGGTTGTCTCATGGAATCAGATTTACTTATCTATCGGATGAATGAGACCATGGGAGAACATTATGTGAAATTTTCTGCTGATACCATCAAACAGATTGCAATCAAATGGGCAAAGCAGAAATTCCAAACAAATGTCAATCTAATGCATGATGCAAATCAATCAGTTAAGGATGTGACCATGTTTGAATCTTGGTTGGTAGATATGAAAAGGGGTGTACAACCAATGAAGGGTTTTGAAGATGTTGCAGATGGTTCATGGTTTGGTTCATTCTATGTGGAGAATGATGAAGTGTGGCAACAACTGAAAGATGGTACATTCAGAGGGTTTAGTGTTGAAGGTTTGTTTGATTATACTGAACCAATATCTGCTGAAGAGAATGCATTGAAAACAATTTCCAAACTTTTAAACGATATTATTGAAGATTAACCCCATTATATTGTATGACACCAAAAGAAATAATTGAAAAATTAAGAATCCAATTCAATGAATTGGTAAAGAATGCAGATGTTGTTCCACCAACAACACCATCTGCAATTCCACCAGAAGTACCAGAAATGAATGTTCCCATCAAAGCAAAGTTGAAAGATGGAACTGAAATTGAAGTGACTGAACTTCAAGTTGGTGGAATAGTTACAATTCAAGGTACACCAGCACCAATTGGTGAACACGAATTGGAAGATGGAACAATCCTTGTTGTAGGTGACAATGGTGCAATTCTTGAAATCAAGATGGCAGATGGTTCAACACCACCAATGGTTGAAGATATGGGTGCAAAGTTTTCTGCATTTGAAACATCAACAAAAGAGAAATTCACATCTTATGAAGCAAAGTTTGCTGACTATGAAGAGAAGTTTGCAACCTATGAATCAAGATTGAACAAAGCAACCAAAGTGATTGAAGGACTTTTGAATTTAACACAAACACTTGCAGAAACACCAACTGGAACACCAGATGCATCTATAAAAACAAACAACAATTTCAAAGCAGAAAAGAAAGAGATGTCTTATGATATCTTATTTTCATAATTTTTAAAATTTAAAAAACAAAAGACATGAGTTTAGATTTAAATGGTTTATCAACATACACCAATCAACTTATCAAACCATTATTGACTTCAGCAGTTTTTGATGGTAAGACACAAACAATGATTAAGGATAGTGGGATAGTGATTCCAAATGCCAAGTCAGTAGTATCAATTCCTTTAATGGATACTGATGCAGTTTTTCAAACCGACAATTGTGAGTACAATCCTTCTGGAACGACTTCTTTCACACAAAGAACAATTTCAGTAGGTCGTATCAAGATTGAAGAGACCATTTGTCCTAAAGACCTTGAATTATTTTTCACCCAAATGGCATTGAAATCTGGCAGTACTTATACTGACTTTGGCAATGCTGATTTCCAACAAGCATATCTTGCAAAGAAGAATGCAAGAATCTCAAGTCAATTAGAGACATGTTTGTGGCAAGGTGATACTACTGGTGCAACTACATTGAACAAGTTTGATGGTTTAGGCAAGTTAATCAATGCTG